AACTTACGCTTGGCTTCGGCTTTTACTCTAGCGTAAAGAGCTTTATTTACAGGAACATTCACTACGTTTTTTACCTCCCTTCTTTTTCTTCTTCTTTTTTTTCATTCCAGTGTGGTAAGGCATGATAAGAATTAGGTATCTTAATATATTCTAAACGAAGTTTGCCCTAGTGTCTCTGGTTTTGCAAGATTAAATTGTTGCAGACAAAGATAACCAAAAGCATCAAAAGCATGGTCAACCCCTAAATTTTTATTTGGTAAACCAGTATTAGGTGCATAAGTTAATGTTCTAAGTGCTTTTATCAATTCTTTACATCTTGGGTGTATAAAAGTTCTTTGATTACCATTTGCATCTAACAAAGCAGTATTTACAGCAGTAATCTTATCTCTTATCTTCCACGGACTTTTTGGACTCATAACAGTAAAACCAGACCTTCTGAGAATTGTATGATCTGTAACTCCCACCCCACTTGTTTTTCTTGCACTACCAGTAGGATCAGGACAGGCAATGATTCTTCTATCAACTCCATACCTTCTTACGACCTCTTCTGCAAAATCCCAAGTGGTAGCACCACCCGTTAGCATGATCTCGTCAAACACATAGAGGTTATTGTCATGCTTATATGCACAAATTCCTGCCATCGGGTCAACGTTAAAGTCTAATCCCAACAACAAAGGCATCATGTGTAGATCCTGGATCTCTTTATCAATGTTTTCATCACTAAAACTAACAGCAACAAGACCAGTTAAGTTCTCAAAACTTGCCTCGAACTCCTGTCTGAATGTTCTCGGATCTAATTGATTTCTAGCTGCTTCGACCTCTTCTTTCTTAACATTACCCCCTTCAATCGTAGTAAAACTCCATCTTTGCCAATCTTCCCACTCCCTTTCGCCACAAAAACACCACATATCATAAAACCAACTGGCAGTACCATCAGGTGTACTAATAAACAAAGCCCAACCCTGTTTATCAGCTAATGCAGGTCTTATAACTTCAGCCCACACATCTCGATCCATAAATGCAGCTTCATCTAATACAACACCAGCTAAACTTCTACCCCTTAATGCCATAGCATTTTCAGTACCCTTTAACTCAATACTCGACCCATTAATCAAATCTAACCTTAAATCTGTTTCATTTTTACTTTGTACCCATACTTTTGGCACTAATTTCTTTAATTCTTTCCATGCAATATCTTTCGCCATACGATAAGTAGGAGCACAATAAAAATAAACTTCTCCAGGTCGATTGATTGCTCCTCTGAGCAGTTCAATACAGGAAAGGTATGATTTACCAAACCTTCTTCCTGCAACCAACACCCGAAATCTTTTGTCACTATTGAACACCTCCCCTTGTGCATATCTCAAACTTATATCATTTGCATTTTTAACTGCCATAACACTAAAAATAACAGAAAATTCAACTAATACCCCCTATTTATAGCCTATTCCTCCTTTTTTAGGTTATTATTCCAATAAATACTACAAAAAGTAAGTCCGTGGCTTCTTCTACTTTTCCTACAGATCAACCAATAGAACAACCTAAAAGAAATATTAGATTTCGTGCTCGTTCTTCCGCACAACAAGTACAAGAAAGATCACAACGTCTATACACCCGTCAGCTAGAAGGTAAAACAACAAGAGCACTTGTTCTAGAACACGCTAAAATTGAATCAATATCAGAAGTAACCGCATGGCAAGACTGGAAAAAAGTTAAAGAATGGAATAAAGAAGATTGGGAAAAAGATAGAGAAACTATGCTACCTCGTCTACAAGCTATGAGAATACGTCTATTTAACAAAGCTGTTAAAAAAGGTCAACTTCAAACAGCAGCACAAATTCTCGACTCCCTCGGTAAAGTAATAGGTGAATCTGTAGAAACAGTAAATATTCAAGCTCCAGAACTTGCTATCCGCATAGAACCAAAAAATTAATCAATATATATTTAAGTTCCCCACGCACATAAAAATAAAAAAATATTTTGCAACTACTCCCCAGTAGCTACAAAATAAATTTTAATTTTAAGGTACTCCTAGGCGATTGTGTGAAGTGTTCCTTGATGTTCCTTTCTAAAGTACAAATCTCTTAAAACTGTTTGTGTAAACTCTTTAGAATATGCAGTTAACATATGATTAAACATTTTTTTGTAAAAAGTTGTTTTTGTGTACTGCTGAAAAGTCATAATAAGATTTTATTAACTATTAATATAATAATCGATAATGATATATAAATAAGTTTATGTTAAGTTATTGTAATATTATATATAAATATGTTTATGTTTGATATAATTAATATTGAGGATACTATCTTTTATTTTTCATTTATTACTTAATTCTTTTTTACTACTACTCATTTTTTTAAATGTCAGTAATAAAAATATTAATCTAATAAATTTATTTTATAAGATTAGTAAACCTTTAAAAAAGAAAATTATTTAAAATCTTACTATGAAAAATTTCTTTTTATTCGCTTCGATGTTCGGATTATTTCTATTAGCATTCGATAGTGGATTAAATAAAAGTACATTAAACCAATGTACAAATAATAATGATAATTCAGCATGTAATTATCTTGTTAAACATGGTTCAAGTTATCAGAAAAGGATAGCTAGTCAAACTTTATTAATTCGAGGTTATTAATATGGATAAAGTATTTACAAAATTTGAAGATTGTGGACATGGTTGGTTAGCGGTTAGTTATGAAGATTTAATTAATTTAAATATTCATAATAAAATCTCTAACTTTTCATATATCGATTCAAATAACAATTATGTCTATTTAGAGGAAGATGTTGACATGGTTTTATTTATGAAAGCATATAAAGAAAAATATAATAAAGGGTTAGTTTATGTTGTAGACAATAATGAAGAAGAAAGTTTTATTAGAAATTTAGCTAGTTACTTTTTACCTTGTTAAATAAAATGATACATATTTTACACAATCAGATTAAACATCAAGAAAATGTAATTAATGAAAAAAATATTTTGATTAAACAATTAAAAGAACAGATAGAAATTAAAAATAAAATAATAAATTTATATGAGAATAAAAAAGGATATTAATAAATTAATTCTTATTTAGCAGTTTTTATACTGCTAAGTAAAAATTAATTATTAAGTTAATTAATTTATTTAAATCTTACAATTTATTGTTATGGCAATTAAAAAAGAAACATTTTTTGAAAGCATAGATAGATATGCTTTTGATTTAAATATGTGTAAACCTTCTAAGGGTTATGCTCAACTAGATACTTCAGAAGATGCTAGTTATTTTGGTAATTGGGTTAATTTTAGAGAATATAAAATAGTCAGCTATTGTGAAGGAGATATAACTATTGAAACTTGCGATAATGAAGAAGATTTTAAAAAATTACTTAAAGAAACAGTAGATTTTTATAAATTTAATCAAGAAAATTTTAAAGGTATTGATTTAATGTGTGATGAGAGAATTGAAGAGGATTTTAATAAATTGGGATTAGATAAAAATTATTATCTTTATAAGTCATATTGTGAGGTTTAAAAAAATGAATATATCAAAAGTAATTTTTAAAGAAAAAAATTATGAAATTATAGCTATAAAAAAATATAGTTATAAAGTTTTAAATAAAATTTATTTTACTTTTATTGAACCTAAAAGGTATAAAAGATATTTTTCATATTGGCAAGTTACATCTGAGGGACAATATGACGATAATATCAGCGAAAAAAAGTTATATTATTTTTTAACTAAATATAAAAACTTTGAATGTTTTAATCATAAAAATGAATTAATAAAAAAAGATTTTAATTTTTATAAATATATAACTATAAAAGATTTGAAGCTAAATAAAGGTATTAAAGACTTAAGTTTAGCTAGTGAGTTAGTGAATGAGTTAAGTATGGAGTTATTATTAAAATGAAAAAAGACAGTATTTTTTTTAAAACTAAGGTTAAAGGCTATTTAATTAAAAGTAAATATTTAGCTAGTACAAATAAATTAAAGGCACGTGCTAAGGTTTATTTAAAAAGGGATAATAATACTACATGGTCAAAGACTATTGAATGGGATTATGATTTGGACGCAATAGATAATTATTATTTAGCGTGTATTGGATTAATAAGAGAATGGCCATTTAATGAACATAATAAAGATATGGAAGTGTTAGCAATAGGTTACGAAAATAATAATTATTATTTTATAGTCCAATCAAAAGTCTTTTAAATAAGACTTTTTTTATTTGTTTATATAAGAAATACTTATAAAAGGTTATCTTATCAAATAGTTTAAAAATAAACTTTGATATGCTATCATTTAATTAGTTTATACAAATCTTACAATGAATAGACTAACAAACCCTATTAAAGGCGAAAATCAAAAACCCATGAATGAAATTGTATTTCAAACAATTATGGGAGAATATTTAATTGATTGCTCAGAATACTATGAAAATCAAGGTATAAGAAGATGTTATGCCATGAATGATGAACCAGGTTTAAGAAAAATTTTAGAAAGTGAGTATTAATTATGTATTTTGATAGATTCGATATATGTGAAGCATATTACTGTTATGCTTCAGATTATCACGAAGGACAATTTTCTAAAATTTATGAAATTTTTGGAAGATTAAATGAATTAAAATTTAATCCTAGAATGGATTTATGTTTTGAATCATTAAATGAGAATGGACAATGGATATATCAAAACTTAGTAAATAAAAAACATTTATCAGGTTTTTAAAAAAATCAAGGAATTTATTATGACTAGAAAAGTTGGAATTAAACCAAATAAAAACTTTATTATTTGGGAATCTGAATTATCTTTAATTTTACAATTATTAGATGATGAAAAGCATAGATTAAAAACAAGTGAAAAGCATAAAGCTTATTCAAAAGATAATTTGAGAATTATTAAAGGATTAGAACCAAAAATAAAAAAAGAATTTGAAAAATGTTTAGGAATTGAATTGTTTTAATTATGAATTACAAAGTTACCTACGCAATAGATTCACTTGATACAAAGCCAGTTATCAAGATATTTGAATCTGAATATGAAGCTGAAGAATGGCTACATAATGAAGTTAAAGAAAGAATGGATTATATAGTTCAGCATAGTCCATATACTATCTCTAAAAAGGAATATAAAGAGATAGAAGAATATGAATATTCACTTGTAAGAATAGAGGAAATTTAATTATGAATACAAAAAAACTAGGTATTAGACAAAAAGAAATGTATTATTTTTGTTTAAGAAATCATCACTCAAAACATGAAATTAATAATAATGTTTTGAATGTAGCAAGAAGTTTAGTTAAAAGAAATTTATTAACTTTAACTTATTGTGGTATTAGAAAGACTACTGGTAAAAAAGTATTTGATATAGGTTTGCAAAGTCATATTTATAACGTGAGAGGTAAGTATGAATAAATTAGAATCAACAATACCTTTTGATG